TCTTGCTGCTTTGCTTATATCTTGCATTTCTTCATCTGTAGCATCAGTAATGGCTTGGAAATTATTCATTTCTGACTTTACTGCTTCAAAGGCTTTTACTGAAGCAACTCCAAAAGCTACTGCTGCACTGGCTGCCAATGTATAAGGATTAGCAAGCCCGCCTAACTATCCTATCAATCCTGATAGTTGGCTTCCTCCTATAGAATCAAACAGGCTAGAAAAGCTACCTGTTAATCCTTCAAGGTTTGCGCCTAATCCTTCTATAGTTTTACCCAAACCTTCAAAAGAAGTGCCTGCTTGTTTTCCTCCTTTGGTTATACCATCTAGTGCTCTACTTGTCTTCTTTACCTCTTTCTCATATTTGATTATCTCTCCAATACTTCTGTTTATAGCTGCATCATGCTAGGACATGTCTGCAGTTCCCCTAAATGTGTATTTACTTGGCATAGGTCTGGCTTATTTTGTTTGCTTTCTCTTGTAAGCGTTTTATATCTTCATTGCTTATGGTTCTAGCTGCTTCTATATCCTCTTGTTCCCAAGGGAAGGTAATAAGGTCTGAAGGCTTCAAGCTCTTCTTTGTGCTCTTCTGAATGTTGCAGTAAGTCTGAAACCTTGTGCGCTCCCATTCAGGACGCTGTAAGTAATTCAGATTATCCACTATAGAAGCTATTTCCCACTCCTGCAGCTCATCCAAGAAGTAGGGAATGCTTATTACCTAAAATTCAAAGCATAAGACCCTAAAAAGCTCATGTACAATCAGGGCTTTTTTTTAGTACCTTCCTTCTCTTCCTTCTTCTGGTTATTGATGAAGCTATTCTTGTTGAGTACACTAGAAAGCCAATTACTAAACTCATTCAGCTGCCAAGGATTTTCATCAAGCCAATCCATAAACTCATCAAAGGATAAAGTACTATCTTTATCACAAGCAAGTACAGTACAAAAGAAGTACATGATTATATCACTTAAGCCTTGTGGATTGAAATTCTGCTTAGCTGCCTTCTCATAAATCATAAGAGAGCGCATTGTATATCTCAAGGTAATTGTTCTGTTGTTTATCTCTATAGTCATAATGGTATATTTAAGAATAAAGGGGAGAAGGAGAAATAACTTCTCACATCTCCCCAAATGAATTATATCTATTAAGCTCCTGGTGCTTGAGTTGCTTTTGAAATCTTTCCAGTACCTACAAGAGTAACGCTATAAGTAGCATTATCTCCATTGTTGGCAGTAGATTCTAAAGCAGTAATCAATACCTTACCAGTATAGCAGCCTGCATCACCAGACCAATTAGGTAAATCTCCATCTGCTACTGTCTTATCTGGTTCATTCTCCTTCTTAAGACCAAAGAAAACAGTAATAGCTTCTCTAGCTATCATCTTATCAAACAGTTTGCCATACTATTCTGAAGTGTAAAGATTTTCAGAAGACATTTCCCAGCTGATTTTACTTACTGTCTTTGCTGCAAAAATGCCATGATCTTTAGAGCTAATATCTTGTACATCTCCATTCATCTTGAAAGTGTGTGAAGTTGCAAATGCTAAGCTTTTGCCGTTCTCATCAAAGAGCATCAGGTCTTCACCCTTAATAATTTGGTTTGCCATATTCTTATTCTTTTATTAGGTTGTTATTCTACTACACACTCAAAGGTCAAGCTCTGAATATAGCTATCATAATCAAAGCTTTCTTCAGCATCAATCAGCTTAATGTAATACAGTGTCATTGCTTCAGTATCTATTTTATTCTTCTCAATGGCCGCTCTTACTTCTTGTGCTGCTATTACTCCGTTAGTGTAGTGGCTAAATACTACATTGATCTGAAAAGTTACTCTATCTTGGTTTGTTCCGTCTTTTGTGTTTATGCTAGATACTCCAAGCCTTTGGTAGGTTATATAGCCTAGCATGTTATTATCTCTTTCAGGTACTGCAATGGCTGGGTATATGCTGATATTTTTCTTATTCAAGACCTCACCTTTATACTCAGTAAGAATGCCAGCTATTACATTACCTATAAGTAGTGCGTTTGTCATTTCTTGCTGTTTATCTTGTCTATTGCATTATTTACCTCCTCTAGAATAGTAGCCCCAAAGTTTGCACCTTGTTGCTGCATTGCATTCTAGAAGAAGTTCCTTTCTGTTATCTTACCTCTGTAACTTCCTGATTTAGTATATCTGTACTATGTTCCTTTCTCAAGCATTGGAAGTCTATAAGATCCACTCCCTGCTTTTCTGTTGCTATCTATTCTAACCTTACCAACCAAGGTATTATCTCTATTTATAAATACTCTTGTGGTTCTTACCCCTCTAAGTAAGGTATCTTGGAATCTCTTGTTTTTCTTGCTTACTCCATTTACCTTAGCTCTGAGATTTATCTTTGCTTGCTTCTCTACTGCTTTCAGTGCCTTCTTTAGTCCTCTCCTTGTTGCTGTTTGCATTTCTCCTAAGGAAAGCTTTTGGAATTTCTGATATACCTGCAGCATGTTGGTTTGTATCATCTTTGCTGTGTACTCTTAAACCGTTCCCGTAGATCCTCTAACAAGTTAGGTAATACTCCCTTTGGTTTGGTTTGTGTTCTACTTCTGCTATCTTGTAAGTTAGTTCTTCTCCATTCTTTGCCTTGTACTTAATGTAATTCTCTTCTCTGATAGGAGCATAATCATGTACTGCAAAAATAGTAGTATCTACAGCCCAAAGCCTTTCAGCTTCTTCTTCATATTTCCTAGAAGCATTCACTGTTCTTGCTTTCAAAGATAAGGCTTTAGTTGTAGGCTGTGTAGTTCTTCCAAAGTTCTAATCAGACAAAGTAGATTGCAAGTATTCTATCTTCAAGTTATAACTTCCTGCAAACATAAGATCAGCCTTTGTAGTTCTTGTATAATGAAAGAAGATAAGCATAGCTTTGTGGTGCTTCCTTGAGTTGGCTAAGAGATATACTTTCTCTTTGCATGTAAAATGAAGCAGCCAATAAAAGCATAGCATGAAGGAGGGGCTAAGGTATTTCCCCCTCCTCTTTTGCTATTTCACTTAATTGCTTGTCAATGTGTTTTTCTACTACCTTCTCCGTTGTGTTAATCAGGCTTTGGAGATACTCTTTCTCATTTTCTACCTGCCAATCATCCAAATTAAGGTGCTTAGCTAGAAGGTCTGTAGTTAAGTTCATCATCCTACTTTTGCTACCTTAATAGCTTCAGGGCGTAATACCTTGGCGTCAAAGTAAGCATTTACCACAAGTCTAATCTGTCCTTCAGCGGCAAGCGTTACATTGTCTACAGTAATATCCAAGTTACCCCATTGAGCAAGCACCAAGTTGCTAAAATCACCATAGGCTACAAACTTATCTTTTAAGTTACTGGTGCAAAGTGCAGGAGTGCCATCTACTTCTCCATTCTCAAATACTAAGGCAGTAGACTTGGCACCTTTGACCATATTACGCAAAGCAGCTTTTGCTTTGGGAGATACAAGGTACTTCATGTCTCCTACTACATTTGCGTCCTCAAGGCCTGCTTCAAAGTCAGTGAGTTTAGCAAAGTCACTCACAGTAGGAACAGCAGTACCACTAGCAGTATAGAAAAGACCCGCGGGCTGAGTGGTGCTACCTTGTTCAGCACCTAATACAGTTGCTTCAAGTTTGCTGTTGATTGCATTGAAGATCTCTTCTCTGATAGCTGCTTCTGCACCTACAGAATCCTGTACAATAAACTGCTTAGAGATAGGCACTACTACAGATAAACGCTTGGGGGAAAGCTTTACATTGCTGAAGGTAATGTTTGCGTCCTTAGCTTTGGCAGTTTCACCTTCCCAGCTTACATTAGCAGAAGACATTACAGGATACTGCAAATCACCTACAAGACCAGGTACAAACCTAGCACCAGCTTGCAAGAGTACATTCTTTGCCTTAAGAGGAGTAACTACATCCATTAAATCAGTAGCTACAACATCTTCACCTTCATCCGCTACTGTGAGGCCTCTCATTTCATTAGAAGGTAATTGAATTTGGCCTACATAGTTTAAGCCAGCTTTGCGCATTTCATTACTGCCAGCTTCTACTACTGCTTGGCTTAAGTTGTCAAGTGCTTTGTTGTTAGATACGCTTCTAATTGCACTGATAAGGGAGAATTTCTTTTCCATGATATTCTTGTTTTGTTTGTTATTGAATTGATTGAGTTCTTTGTTGAGTGAATCTATCTTGCTTCTATATTCCTCAATTTCTTTGTTTTCTTGATCTGTTATATCTCTGATCTCTTCCTTACATCTTGTGTATATCTGAATCATCTTCTGCTTAAATGATTCCTTCTCTTCTTTAATGTGTAAACTGCTTCTCATAAATCCAAAGTATCTGCTATAAGTGCATCCATCTTGTTATCAATTTCTGCACTAAGGTTCATCACTTCCTTATATCTCTTGGCACAAGAAGTAGCTTCATAAGCGGGCTAGAATACGGGGCTAATATCATGTAATGCTTTTATATGATATATATCCCTGCAAATCTTCCCTTCTGCATTCTTGTACCATTTATCTGCTTTATCTCCATCAATAGAAAAGGCAAAAGAGCTGGAGGTAATATCTCCTCTTTTTAAGTACTCTAATAACTCATCTCCTGCAGCTGTACAAGGAGCTTCAAAGAGGTATCTCAAGCCCTTATCATCTACTTCTAAAAGCAAGCTACCTTTTCCGTTCTTACTCCTAGCAAGCACTTTCTGGTCATCATGATTGAGCTTAGCAATTACATCACTGTTTTTTATTGTCTCTTCTGTTATTGCTCCTCTTTTGATCTGTTCAGTCCAGCCTATATCTTCAGAAGGAGAATCAAAGATTACAGCATAACCTTCTACCATTCTATCATTAGAAGTAGGTTCATTCTGATACTGTCTTGTTTCCATTTAATGTATTCTGATTTATATCCGTGTATGGTATAAAGTGTCTATCACCACCATCTATTACATTATACCCTAATTCACTTCTTACTTCATTTATACTGAGTACTCCCTTATCTAAGAGCTTCCCATAAAAATTAGCTTGTGCTTCTTTGTTAGTCCTAAGCAAGTAGGTTTCATCTAAATTGATCCGTAAGTTACCCTCACTTGGTTTAAGTAGCTTCCTATTAAACTCTTCCTCTACCATTGTAATATAAGGCTGTAGAGTATGCAAGAGAAATAGATTCTGTACTTCTTCTATATTTCCCAAATTCTTTGTTTCACCTAAAAGCAAAGGACTTAGACCAAAGAAGCGTGCTATATCTTCCACACTGAATTTCCTGCTCTGAATAAGCTACGCATCAGTTGCATTGAGGCTTATAGGTTGATAGTGCAT